CTATAAACGATTGGGCCGATTATGAATTGCAGGTAACAAACTTAAATTCTGTTTTGAAAGCAACCGGCGGATCAGCTGGATACACAACCGGAGAACTGCAGGACATGGCATCCAGGTTGCAAGAAACAACAATGTTCGGTGACGATCTAACTATATCCGCAATGGCCATGTTAGCGACGTTTAGGAACATCGGCCATGATGTGTTTCCGCAGACGATCGAGGCGGCGCAAGATATGGCTACTGTGTTCGGGATGGATTTAAAATCTGCAACGATGATGCTAGGCAAGGCGCTAAATGACCCGGTCGAGTCGATGGGGGCCTTGCGTCGTGCCGGTGTCCAGTTCACGGATGAGCAGGAAAAAATGGTCAAAACGCTAGTTGAGAGCAATGATTTGCTGGGCGCGCAGAAGATGATCCTTGGAGAAGTCGAGCAGCAAATGGGAGGAGCTGCCAAAGCTGCCGGGGATACATTGAGAGGGCAGATTACTCAGTTGAACAATGCATTCGGCGATATGAAAAAAGCAATTGGTGAATTATTGTCTGGATCGTTGGGCCCGTTGATTGATGGAATAAAAGAAGTCATTAACCTTGCGACAAAACTGATAAGCCATGAAGCCGCACTTAGCCAGGTGCAGAAAAAACAGAACGAGCTATCGACCATGTCAGTTGAAGTATTAAGGCGATATGCCGAGGCATTGCGGGGGGAAATACAATATTTAGAGTCGAGTATTAAAAATGATGCGAGTGGCATGTTGAGTATATCTCTTGGGAAGGATGCTGAGAACTACGGGAAGTTATTAGAAAAAGTTATGGCTGAAATTGCTGTTAAAGAAAAAGAGGCAGAACGTATTGCAAAAGAAAGACTTGCTACACAAAAGAGTATAGGAGAATCGGCTACAAAACAGAAAGAAACGATTGCCAGTATTATTACTGGAATTGAAAATATACAGGTAGGAAATTTTGAAACGGTAAGAAAAAGGTTGTTAGGTTTACCGCTTGAGTACAAAGAAGTGATGGATTTGATGATGGCAGGGGGATATGCCAATTTCCCCGTTGAAGAACCGGCAGGGATTGAAAAAGGATTTTTAGAGCCTTACTTGACCGCCGGATCAACAGGGAAAGAAGCAGCAAAAGACATCTATGAACTTAGCGATGCCATGAAGACGATGAACGACGAAATGATCCGGGCGACTGCTACCGGATTTGTTGACTCCATGAAAGAGTTAGGAGCAAGTGCTTACGACGCCGGGTTATCGATAGATGATGTAGGGGCTGCGCTTGGACAGCTTGGGCTGCAGATATTGAACTCACTACCGAACATGTTTTTACAGGCTGGGTTGATGGCAATCATCGGTGGGAATTGGCCGCTAGGGCTTGCACTGAAAGCAATCGCCGGAGAGTCCGCGTTTGCGGCAGGTGCTGCGAATTCGGCAGCAGGAGAAGAGACGTCGGATACTACAAGTACTACAGAAAACAACACGGTTGTAAATATAGAGAACAATAGCGGTGTTAAGGCTGAGACGAGAGAAACAGTATTGCCGGATGGGACAAAAGTTGTTGATGTTGTGATTGGGAAGGTTGCGCAAGAGATGGCACGAGGGAGCTTTGATGGTGTGATGAAAAGCAGGTATGGCATGTCATATGCAGGAGTAAGGAGGTAGCATGTCAGTATCTTGGCCGGCCACTTTACCACAGCGTCCGCTACTCGAAGGGACAAGTGGGACGTATCAATCCGGTGTAATACGAACAGAAACGGACGTTGGCCCTGCAAAAACACGATTAAGGTATACGGCTGTGAGTACTCGATATAGAGTGCGGTATATCCTGTCTAGTTCACAGATGGCTACGTTTGATACTTTTTACAAGACAACTTCACGAGATGGGTCAGAAATTATTGATTATCCGGATCCGCTTACAGGGTCAACGGTAAGCGCAAGGATAGTTGAACCGCCAACGTTTTCGAGAAAGGGGACATATTATGAAGTCACGTTTGAGATCGAGATACTGCCATGAGTAGACCGATAAGTGCATTGTTTCATGAGGCGTTACTTGCGCAGCACAGCGATCAAGCACTGTTGACATTGATTGAGATCACGCATCCAGACCTTGAGACACCGATCCGGTTGGTGAATGATACAAAATCGGTAACAAGCGGAGGAGAAACATATCTGCCTTATTTTTTTGCGCTTGTTTTCCCGGAAGAGGAAAACGGTCGGATCAAAGAAGTAAGCCTTGTTATGGACAATGTGGATCGACAGATAACGCTTGCGGTTCGATCAATCGATAGTCCGCCAAATGGCAGCGTCAAGTTTGTGTTGTCGGACACCCCGGATATTGTAGAAGTATCGCTACCTGATATGGTACTTAGAAATGTGAGCTACGATGCCAGCACAATATCAGGTGAACTTGTCTATGAGGAACGGGTGCAGTACCAAATACCAGCACTCACAATAAACGCAAATGATTTTCCAGGAGCGTGGCAATGAACTGTTATGAATTCGTAAAAGAAGAAGCTAGGAGACGGTACGGGATAGAAGTACCGCCTTTGAAGGTTATACGGAAATCGGTTGATCGTATCGGGAAGCCAAGAGCTGGGGATTTAGTTGCAATTAGAAGAGGAGAAAATATCGTCCACGTTGGATTGATGATAGATGGGAAAAGGATGATACACTACGAAAAAGAAAATGGTGCGGTTGTGCAGTTGGTTGATAATACATTTTTACGTCATAAGGTAGAAGGATTTTACAGGTGTCGGCAAAGATAGTAATACAGAGAAATATTTTTGAGTCGAAAAAAGAAACCGTCTATATACAAGAAGGAAAGACGGTTGAAGAATGCCTGAAGCTTTGCAAGGTTGAGGCTGAGCATTGTGTAGTATCGATTGACGGCAAGACTTGCGACAAAAAGAAAAAGATTGAGTCCGGGGATATTGTAATAGTCAAAGTTATACCGGGAGATTTGCCGGTTGATGCTTGGATGATGGTTGCGGGTACTGCTCTTGTGATGACTGCGCTTGTATCTGCAGCTTTCACGGGCGGGCTATCTTTAACGCTTCTTGGCCTTGGGGCTGGGCTGTTCATAACTGGATACGGGATAGATAATGGCTGGTTTGTGCCATCGTTTGATCTTCCGAAGACTAGCAGCCAGGAGCGGCCGACAGGTGCGGATCAAATACGAGGAACAAGGAATAAACTGCAACAAGGCGCTCCGGTTCCAATTGTGCTTGGGAAACATTATATAGCGCCTCCGATGATAGCTCCTCCATCGATTAAAGCAGGTACAAATTACGCATGGGGAAAAGGGAATATAATTCGGGAATTGTTTACTGTCGGATATGGAGCCTTGCGGATATCGGATGTAAGGATCGGGGAAACGCAAATATTTGCGGGCGGATGGTCGATGACATATGGATGCTCTAGAGTACTCAATTATTATGAAAATATTGGTATTGAGCTGAGGTATGATCAAGAACGGATGTCAATTTATCCGTATCAGGAAAGTACCGAGTTTGTTAATGTGGAAATATCTCATGCGGAAGGGGGAATTGTTCGATCAAGTGAACCAAGCACGGATCGAGTGTTTATCGATCTGCTGTTTCCAACTGGGCTTGTCCGTTTTAATAGTGATGGGAAGAAAAAAAGTAGGACAGTTGATTTACAGATATATTGCAAGCCATTTGGGGCCCCAGATGAAAGTTATACGCTTATAGGTTCAAAAAGCATTTCTGGCAGTAAAGCGGAGGGTTTGAGGATTGGGCTAGAATATGCGATGTCAACCAGAGGACAATGGACGTTTAAGGTTGTTCGTGTTACAGAAGATAGCGACGACACGAAAATATATGACAAGGTATATTTTGAAGCGATTACTTCACAGCAGGCCGATGATAACGTAAGTACAAACGCAAAGAGTAAGATTGTCCGGATGGCTTTATCTGTAGGAGCTGAGGGTGATTGGCAAGGAATTATTGATACGCTATCTTGTATTGCCGAATCAATCGTTCCAGTATATTCAGGTGTTGGAAGTGGGGCTGGATCATGGGGATCAAGCGCCGTATCAAGCAACCCGGCAGCCTTATTTTTATGGCTATTGCGAGGAGCTGCAAATAGTAGCCCTGTTGAAGATGCAAAAATTGATTGGGCAAAAATTGAAGAATGGTATACTTGGTGCGATGAAAAGGGATATGAATGTAACGGTGTCATAACTTCTGCGATGACATTGCTTGAGGCTCTTAGGGTTGTTGCGACTACAGGGCGAGCATCACCGTTGATGGTCGATGGGAAATATTCGGTTGTAATCGATAAAGAACAAGATGAAATTGTCCAACAATTTACGCAACGAAATGTTTCAGGGTTTAAAGCGGTGCGAGCATTTCGGGATGTTCCGCATGCGATAAAATGCGATTTTGTAAATGCAGCAGTAGGCTATCAGGTAGATCAAAGAATTGTTTATCGAGATGGGTATAGTCTTGCCAATGCAACGAAATTTGAGACAATAAATTTTAAATTCATAACATCAAGTGATCAGGTATATAGGTTTGCACGATATCGTTTTGCAGAAGCCATATTAAGACCGGAAGTTTTTACGTTTGAGACAGACTGGGAGCATATTGTTTGCACGAGAGGGGACAGGGTAAAGCTTACGCATGATGTGATCCTTGTCGGTCTTTGCGCTGGGAGGGTGAAAGAACTTGTAGAAGAGGAAGGGGAGATTGTCGGGTTCACGGGTGATGAACGAATGCCAATGGAAGCAGGGAAGAGTTATACAGTACGATTCAGAACTATCGATGGAACTATATATAAAACAGTTGAAACCGTTGCAGGCGAATATTGCACTGTTACTTTTTCTACTCCTCTTGCTGCTGGAAGTATATCGGTAGGAGACTTATATTCGTTCGGTGAAGCCGGACTTGAGACGATCGATTGCTTAGTTGCTGCGATATCTCCAAAGGCGGATCTGAAAGCAGAAGTTAGTCTTGTCGAGTATAACGAAGCCATCTATACAGCAGATACAGAAGTGATACCGGAATGGACATCTAAGATTACAGTACCATCGGAGGCGATGTATCGAGTAGCAAGTCCGATCATCATTGGTATCCGAAGCGATGGAACCGTATTGCAGTTACAGGCAGATGGGAGCTTTATTGCGAGAATTCTGGTTGCGGTTCGAGATGGAGGAGGTGCGATACCTGCAGAGAAGTTTGAACTGCGGTATAAGATAAAAGATACCGATCATGAGTATACGACAGTTGAAGCGCCAGGATCGGATGTTGAAATATGGATCAGTCCGGTTGAAGAGCTATTTGATTATGAAATAGGCGTTCGGTCTATTGGAACGAATGGAACTTTTTCCGATTGGGTGACGAATTATCACACGGTTGCAGGGAAGACAGCGCCACCGCAAGATATATCAAGCGTTGTTGCTACTGTCCGGGGTATTGAAGGAGTAGAGATACGATGGGCAGCGGTTACCGATGTTGACCTGGATCATTACGAGCTACGAGTAGGGGCTGATTGGGAAACCGGGGAAGAGCTGTTCAATGGATTGGCGCTCTCATATCTATGGGACAAACAAACGGCTGGAACTTATCGGCTAATGGTAAAGGCAGCGGATCGGTTCGGGAATAAAAGTGCAGTTGCTACATATACGGATATTACAATAAGTGCTCCGGGGCTAGTGCAGAACCTAACCGGGTGGGCAGTAGATAGAAATGTTTTGGTTGCATGGGCAGCGCCTAGTTCGGGCACGTTTCCGGTTGCATATTATGAGATATGGAGAGGGACAGAAGAACCTACTGAATTGATTGCTAGCCAGGGCGGTACTTATATAAATGTCGCTGAGGCTGATCTTGATACTTACATTTATTGGGTGCGAGCGGTTGATGTTGCCGGGAATGAAGGAGAATATGACGATGTAGGGATAAGTATTACTTCTGCTCCGGTTACAGGTGGAGAGATAACGCCTTCTGTTCCGGTACTTACGGCATCGGCATATGTTGGCACTATAGCGGTGATGGCAAGCAGACAAGCCGATCTTGCTGGGCAGTATTATTATCAT